AAAATCAAAGTAAAATGGAAAAGACAATTAACGAAACAGAATTAATTAGCATTATAGGAAACGAAGCATATTTTAAGTTTGCTGGGGATATTTATAAGTTGCTAAAAGAAAGCGAAGCATATAAACGCCAAGATGACGTAGTTTATTATATTGGTGCATCACCTTTAAACGAAACAATGTGGTTTCATTATGAAGCATCTTTATTTAAAAAGCTGGAGGGCGATGAGTTTGGGTTTACTCGAATGATTATAACCGATGACTTAGATATGACGTTAGACCGCATTAATTACGCAAAAGATGAAATAAAAAAGAATGGTGGTGAAGATGGAATTTGGATTAATCATAAATAAATAAGTAAAATGGAAAAGAGAGACAACAGCGGAGCGTTATTCACTAACGACAAAAGAGAAAAGGAAACACACCCACATTATCAGGGTAAAGCTACAATTGGAGGTGTAGATTATTACGTTTCAGCATGGGTAAAAGACGGACAAAAAGGAAAGTTTCAGTCATTAAGTTTTAAACCAATACAGGAACAAGCTAAACAACAAGTGAAGCCTCAAGGCAGACCAAGTTACGGAAAAGAGTTTGATGACTTTTTAAATGGAATATGAAGCGCGAATCAGAGGTTTTAAGCGAAGCGAATGAAATTACAAGGGTAATGGTTAAACACTACCTACAAAAACACGAATTGAGTTTAAACGCTTTCTCGAAGTTAGTAGAGGTTAAACAACCTAACCTGCATAAATTTATGAGTGGAAGCACTTTATCGAGTAAATCAATTGAAAAGATAGGAAAGTTCTTTAGTAAATAACGTATTCAGATAGTTACCATTAGAACACTTACTGAATCATTTTTGGATTGTGGTAACACGGTCGGAAGGCGGAACGTAAAAAATTCCGCTTTTTTTTATTCTTTTTGTTGTTATATTAAAAAGTATTATTATATTTGTTCAACAATTAACAATTAAAAATAAGAATTATGAAAAATTTAACAAGAGATTGCCAAGAGTGTAATGGTTGGGGAACTGTAACGATTGAACACAACGGAACAGAAATTCCTTATTTGCAGGATATAGTTGATTATGAATGTATGTCATGTTCAGGAACTGGTGAGCAATTAGACCCTGATTTAATTGAAGAACGTATCGGTATAATTGACGACATGATTCAAGGAATGCAAACACGAATGAGAATGTTAAGCGACTTTATTAAGACTGCAAACAAAGGTTATCTTCCTAATTTAGCGCAGAAATACACGGATAGATTAGAACTTTGTTCACGTGGTTTAGGTCGTTTGTTGAACTATAAAAGAAAATTGCATAACTTAGCCATGTGAAATACTTAACGATACTTTTATTTCCTTTCATTATAGCCTTATTCTTTTTGGATAGGGCTGTACTTGTTTTTGTTTGGAGCGTTCCGAGTGTTAAGATTCAGAAATGGTTGTTTAATGAGTTGGAAATGCGAAAGAGTTTGATTCGTGTTTTAGGTGGTTTGATAGTTGTATTATTTATTTTATTGTTGTTTATAATTGGACACTAACCGTTTTTTAAATGACCTTTACGCAGACCATAAACACTGGATTAAAGTTGTGCGCTCGTTTGGAGAGTATTATTTAGCTGAAGATATAGTTCAAGAAATGTATTTAAAGCTGGCGAAACACGAAAACAAAGAAAGGTTTTACCGCAACGGAACTATTTACAAGGGGTTTGTATGGATTGTTTTACGAAATATGTACTATGACTTCGAAAAGAGTAAACAAAGGCTACAGAAAGTCGATATAACGGAGGCAATACAGTTAGTTGATGAAAGTAGCTCATACGAAAAGACGAACGCTCAAAAGCAATTAGAAGTAAAAATAAACGAAACAGTAAACAGTTGGCATTGGTACGACAAACTATTATATGAACTTTACCGAGATACAGGAATGAGTACGCGCCAAATACAAAAATGCACGGGTATTAGTTTTAAGTCAGTATGGCAAACGTTAAAATACTGCAAGGATAGTTTAAAAATAGAAGTCGGAGAACATTATGAGGACTACAAAAACGAGGATTACGAATTAATAAAATAAAAACATGGCAAGAAAAAGACGAACAAAAGCTGAGATATTAGCAGCTGAAAGTAAAGGATTAGGAGATACCGTTGAAAAGGTACTTGAAGTAACTGGAGTAGCAAAGGTTGCTAAATGGTTACTTGGTGAAGATTGTGGGTGCGATGAACGCAAAGCAAAGTTAAACGAGTTGTTTCCTTACAGAAAGGCGAAGTGTTTAGAACAAGCTGAGTACGATTGGTTAAAAGAATGGTTTGACAAAAAGTCGGAAGTAATAAAGCCAAGTGAACAAAAGACAATACTTGCAATTCATTCAAGAGTGTTTGGAGTGCGCAATGAACCAACAAGCTGTGGATCGTGTATTTTGGAAAGAGTAAACCAATTAAAACAAGTTTATAACACTTACGAAGATGCCGATTCCCAAGCCAACAAGTAACGAAACAAAGTCAGAGTTCATTCAACGTTGCATGACTGATGACACAATGGTAAATGAGTTTGAAAACACGGATCAAAGATTAGCAGTTTGTTCAACAAGTTATGAAGAGAATCTATCCAAAAACACGAACGAAAATTGAGCCTAACATTAACCAGCGATTACTATATTGTATTTATGAACCCAAATAAACATAAGTCAGATTGGAACGCTCTAAGGTTAATAATGCAAGTAACAGAAATAAACTATTGTGTGTTCATAGATTACAAGTTGTATGCTATGGAAATTTACCCGGTAGATAAAGACGAATACGAAAGTTATAAATACAACCCTAATTAAATGAAGTTAGTTAAAATAAGTGAGGTTAAACCAAACCCAAAAAATCCAAGAATAATAAAAGACGGAAAATTCCAAAAGTTAGTTAAGTCTATCCAAGAATTTCCTGATATGCTAAATAAACGCCCTCTAATCGTTTTTACAGATGTTGACGGTAAATACGTTGTCTTAGGTGGTAATATGCGTTTAAAAGCCTGTAAAGAGATAGGATTAAAAGAAATACCGATTATAGTAGCAGACGAATGGACTGAGGAACAAAAAAACGAATTCTTAATTAAAGATAATGTTGGTTTTGGAGAATGGGACTGGGATAGTTTAGCAAATGAATGGGATGTTGAAAGTTTAGATAATTGGGGTTTAGACTTACCGGGTTTTGATTTAAACGCTGATGAATTAGGAACTGAATTTAGTTTACCTGATGGAAATAAAGCACCGTTTCAACAAATGACTTTTACTTTAGCAGATGAACAAGCGGAGCAAATTAAAAACGCAATAGCAGATATTAAAGAAACTGAAGAGTATAAATATTGCGAAACAATGGGTAACGAAAACACGAATGGTAACGCACTTTATTTAATTATTATGCAATGGGCAGAGCAAAGGAAATAATAGTTAAGGTTATACCCGCAAAGATTGCTAATGAGTTTGTAAAGAAACACCACTATTCAGGTAAGGTAGTTCCAAATTCTATATTGCATTTTGGCTGTTTTTTAGACGAACAGTTACACGGGGTTTTAAGTTATGGTACAAGTATGGATAAAAGAAAAATTTTACCACTTGTTGAAAACACGAAATGGAATGAAATGTTAGAATTAAATAGAATGGCTTTTAATGATTACTTGCCTAAAAATTCAGAAAGTAGATGCATTTCAATTTCAATTAAATTAATTAAAAAAAACGCGCCGCATATAAAATGGTTATTAAGTTATTCAGATGGAACACAATGTGGTGATGGTACAATATATAGAGCAAGTGGTTTTTGTTTAACTGGAGTAAAAGAAAATAAAACAATACTTGAATGGAACGGAAAAATAATTGCAGACAAAACACTTAATAATTCAAATTATAAGGCAATTGGATTAAGCGCTGGAAAAGCAAAAAAACAAGGTGCAAAACCTTTAATAGGGTATCAACTCCGCTACATTTACTTAATAGATAAAAAATGTAAAATTACAGTTCCTATATTACCTTTTTCAAAAATAGATGAATTAGGAGCGGGTATGTATAAAGGAAAAAAAGTAACTTTACAAGAACGAAAACAACAAGCGTCGGAAGCATAAAAGTAATGCGTTAATCATTCCAGATTAAAGAAGGGGTGCGATACCACCCCGACGCTCTATTTACAACGAGAATACAACAATCACAATGGCAAATAAAGATATAGAACCACGTTGGCAAAAAGGCGAAAGCGGAAACCCTAACGGAAGACCAAAAGGCGCAAAGAATAGAAGCACAATAGCAAAGTATTGGCTGGAGGTAAATCAAAAGCTTAAAAACCCTTTAACGGGTGCTGAAGAAACAATGTCGCAAGAAGATTTAATGACTTTGGCGCTAATTAAAAAAGCACGCGAAGGCGATGTAGCAGCATATAAGGCACTAATGGATAGCGGTTATGGTGCGCCATTACAACAAATAGAACAAACAATATTAGAACAGCCATTATTTCCAGATGTTCAAGAGAACGACAGCAACGAATAAGGTTCTTGCTTTAAAAAGACGAACTAAAATAATACAAGGAGGTACGGCAGCTTCGAAAACGTATTCTATTTTAGCAGTTTTAATAAACAAAGCAATACAACAACCTAACTTAGAAATTAGCGTAGTAGCTGAATCTATACCACATTTACGTAGGGGAGCGTTAAAAGACTTTCTTAAAATACTTAAATGGACTAATCGCTTTAACGATGAACAATTCAACAAATCTTTATTAACCTATAACTTTAAAAATGGAAGTGTTTTTGAATTTTTTAGTGCGGACGATAGCTCTAAGTTACGTGGTGCTCGCCGTGATATTCTTTATATTAACGAATGCAATAATGTTACCTTTGAATCTTATAATGAACTTGCTATACGGACTAAAAAAGAAGTATTTTTAGACTTTAACCCAGCTAATGAATTTTGGGTGCATACCGAACTAAAAGACGAACCAGACGCAGACTTTATAATTCTTACCTACAAGGATAACGAAGCTCTTGACAAGTCAATTATTGACCAAATAGAAAAGAACCGAGAAAAAGCGTCAACAAGCACGTATTGGAGTAATTGGTGGCGTGTTTACGGCTTAGGCGAAATCGGAATGCTTGAGGGCGTTATATTCAGCAACTGGAAACAAATTGATAGTATTCCAAGTGATGCGAGATTGATAGGAATTGGACTTGACTTTGGATACACGAATGACCCCACCTCAGCAGTTGAGGTTTATACATGGAATGGTCAAAGAATATTAAACGAACTTGTTTACCGTACAGGAATGATAAACAGCGATATTGCTAAAATACTTCCTGATAACGTTCCAATATATGCGGATAGTTCCGAGCCTAAGTCAATAGAAGAGATTAGACGGTACGGAAAGACGATAAAAGGAGTAACAAAAGGCAAGGACTCAATAAACTTTGGTATTCAAATAATGCAAAGCCAAGAATACTTAGTAACGTCAAACAGCACGAATCTAATCAAAGAATTACGTGGCTACATTTGGGACACTGATAAAACTGGCGTTCGTTTAAACAAGCCTATTGACTTCAACAACCACAGCATTGACGCAGCACGTTACCACGAAATGGAAGTGTTGGGAGTTAATCCACATTATGGTCAGTATTTTATTCATTAATTTACATAAATGACAGATGACCTACCGTTAATGGTGCGCACAGTTGAGAAATTCATCTTAGAAAAGAAAGGTATTCGCATAAAAATAGTGTTTGATGATCCTATGAAAATACGAATACACACAAAAATGTTAGGGCAAGCCTTCGATATTGCCTTAGCTTACTACAATTATCAAATCTAAAGTTATATAAATATGAAAACGGAAATAGTAATTCCAACAACGCTTAGTGAAATTCCATTAATGAATTACCAAAAGTTCATGAAATTGGTTGAGGATTCAAACGATGAAGAGTTAATCGCTCAAAAATCTATTGAAATTTTCTGCGGTTTAAATATGCGTGACGTATTAAAGATTAAATGGAGTGATGTTGTTGGATTGGCTAATCATTTTAACGAATTATTCCAGCAAAAGACGGATTTCAAAACTACGTTTAAAATACAAGACATGGAATTCGGTTTCATTCCTAATTTAGAAGATATGAGTTTCGGTGAATATGTAGACTTGGACCACAATATAGGCAAGGTTGAAACATTTCACAAAGCAATGGCAGTTCTTTATAGGCCGATAACCAAAAAAACGAAACAAAGCACTTACGAAATAATGCCGTATTCAGGAACGGATGAATTCGCTGAGTTAATGAAATACACTCCTTTGGATATTGCAATGTCAGCATCGGTTTTTTTTTATCATTTAGGAAACGACTTAGTTCAAGCTTCGCTTACCTCTTTGGAAGTGGAGATGAAGAAGAACAAGGAACTCAACACGACTATTCAGAACGGACTCAATTCAATAAGCAATGGGGATGGTATAATTCAATATATGCACTCGCTAAAGGAGACGTTACAAAGTTTGATGAAGTTACCAAATTGGGAATACGGAAGTGCCTTACCTACCTTACTTACGAGCGACAGCGAACTGAAATTGAAAATAGAGAATTAAAAAGAAAATTTAAAAATGGGTAATTATTATAATTTACTGGATACGTTAAAAGGACACTTCGATAATGACGCGTTTATAAACACGGTAACGGAGGGTGACATATTCGCTGTTGACTTGTCTAAACAAACAATTTTTCCTTTAGCGCATATAATTGTAAATAGTAGCACGATTGAGAATAACATAATTCGTTTTAATGTATCTATTTTATGTATGGATATTGTTGATATTTCAAAGAACGAAAACACGAATATATTTATCGGAGACAACAACGAACAAGACGTTTTAAATACAATGTTTGCAGTTCAAAATAGGCTTTACGAAAGTTTAAGACGTGGGGAATTATTCAGCGACAATTTCATGGTAGATGGTAACGCAACAGTTGAGCCATTCGCTGAACGCTTTGAAAATTACTTAGCAGGCTGGACAATGACACTCGATATTTTAGTTCCTAACTCAATGACTATTTGCTAATGAGTGAAACACTAAAAGCCTTACAGAAATTTAGAGATGAAGTTGTTAGCCAAGCGAAAGCCGAATTAAAGCGACAAAATAAAGATACGTCTGGAAAATTATCCAGCTCAATAAAAGGTGAAGTAAAAGAGTTCCCAAATTCAATCGGCGTTTATTTTGACATGGAGGCTTACGGTAACTTCCAAGATAAAGGGGTTTCGGGTACTCATAAAAAATACAATACAGATTATTCATATAAATCAGGTTTATCAAATAGACCAAGTCCGAGACACTTTGATAAATGGGTAGTTCGAAAAGGATTAGCACCGAGAAAACAAGGCGGTCAATTTGCGTCACGTTCAGGAATTAAATTTGCTTTGGCTGCGCATATACAAAAATACGGAATCAAACCAAGCTTGTTCTTTACTAAGCCATTTGAGAAAGCATTTAAGAAACTTCCGGACGTGTTAATAGATAAATACGGATTAGATGCTGAAACGCTTTTAAATTCAATATTAAATCAAAACTTAAAAAATATAAAATGAGTATTTTCGCACGTTCACCTTATATAATCGAAATATCCGAAACAGGTCAAGAGGGTTCAAAGATAGAATTAAGATTATGGAACGGAACTGGCTCAGCACCAACCGACCCTCAATATATACTTAGCAAATTAATTCCAGCTTCAAACAACGTAAACACGTATTATAATATTTCACCTTACATCCGAGAGTACATAAGTTGGAATGTACGACAACAAATATATAATACTACGCCAGATTCCGAAACAACACAATGGTGCAACGCACAAGTAAAACGTTATAAATTAGATACAGGAGTTTACACGCTTTTAAGTACTACAACTTATAAAGCATTTGATGGCTTTGGGTATTACGAACAAGGTTATAATCCTAATTTATATTCGGTTACTACAGTTTTACACGATCAGGGAACGTTTACTTATGCTTATGATAGTTCTATTAATCCAAGCTCAAATAATGCTTATAGAGGAGGTCATGCCACTGTATTAACCGATACGCTTTATCGAGCGAGATATACTAATTTAAGAACTGGAGCCGTAACCACTGTTAATATATCTTCATTGACTCCCACTTTAAAAGACGTTTACAGAGTTCACCCAAATAATTATGCCGATGGAAATAAATTTCAAATAGGCACTTTATCCGGAATTACATTTACATCATTATGGGAAGCAACATTCAAGCCGAATTTAAATTGTAGATATACGCCTGTATTATGCGACTTTGTAAATCAATATGGAGCATGGCAAAGGACTTGGTTTTATGCAGCTTCAAATAACATCCTAAGCGTTGAAAACACGAAATACAATTTAATGCAGTCCACTTTTCCAAATTACAACACTTTAGAAGGGCAAACAAAGAGTTTCAACACAAACGGAAAAAACTCAATAAAGGTAAACACGGACTGGGTAGATGAAAGTTATAACAATTTACTTAAGCAACTTATGCTAAGTGAAAGGATATTAATCAATAGTTTACCAGCTACTTTAAAAACACAAAGCACTGAACTATTTAAGAACATAAACCAAAAGACGATTAACTATCAATTAGAGTTTGACTTTTCTTACAACACAATTAACAACGTAATATGAAACGGATAGTCGGTTTATTTATTGAGGGTGTTCAAGTAGAGTTATTCAACGATGAACAGATTAACGTAACTTCCAGCGTTCAGAATATTTCGGACATATCAAAGGTATTCACAGACTTTTCGCAAAGTTTTACCGTTCCTGCTTCACCTCATAACAATGAGATATTTGAACACTTTTATCAGTCAGATGTAAATCCTACAATAGACCAAAATTTAAGGCGTGATGCTTTTATTGAAATTGACTTAACGTTTTTTAGGCGTGGAAAGATACAGCTCGAAAAGGCGAATGTAAAAAACGGACAAGTAGAAAGTTACACTATTACTTTTTATGGCGACATACTTTCATTAAAAGACAAGTTTGGAGAGGATAAATTAAAAGACTTAGATTACAGCGATTTAGAATTTGCCTTTACTGGAACTAATATTTATAATAGAATAACTGACACGGTAACAGATTTTGATGTTCGCTATCCGTTAATTGCCAACACGCGGTTATGGACTTATTATCATGGAACGCAAGACATAACGCAAAACGCTCATGCTATCCAATACGATGAGCTTTTCCCTGCTGTCAAAGTAAGTAAGATATTTGAAGCTATTGAAGACAAATACGGAATAACATTTGATAGTTCGTTTTTTAACGATGAAAGATTTAAGAAACTATTTTTATGGGGCAAAAACACGATAGAATATCAATGGGTAAGTCAGCAGTCTGATGTATTAATAGACCAAATATTAGCAACTGTAATTGCAGCCCCTAATATTCCAAATCCGTCTTTACCTCAATATGTAGATATTTACCAAGACCAAATAAATATTTTGTACGCTGTTGGTGTACAATTTCACACAGTTTATTTTGAAGTATTAAATTTATCGGCTGCTGGGACTTTTTATATTGATGTTTTTCAAAACGGAAATTATACTCAAACAATAACTGGAGACACTACTGGGAACTTTGGAAATGTATCTTTTCAAAACACGATTGGTTTAAATACGGTTTTAACATTTAAGTTAAGAGCAACAGTACCAATGAGTGTTGACATGAATATTATTTATCAAATCCAAGCAATTCAAGGATTAAATAATCTATCTCAAATTAGTACAGTTCAAACAACATTATCGGGCAACGTAAATTTAAACAACGTAATGCCTGATATGAAAGTCGCTGATTTCTTTTCGGGAGTGCTAAAAGAGTTCAATATGACTTGCGTTCCTGTTGAGCAAGATGTTTATCAAGTGTTGCCTTTGGATTTATGGTACAGTCAAGGAGCTATTGTTGATATAACCGAAAACACGGATTTAGATTCAATTGATGTAAGTAGAGTTCCGTTATTCAAAAAGATAAATTTCACATATCAAGAAAGCGAAGCATTTACAAATAAAAATTACTTCAAAACCTACAATCAAAAATACGGTGATATGAATTACCAATTTGATTATGACGGTGGAGAATATACTATTGAAAGTCCATTTGAAAATTTATTATTCCAACGTTCAGTTAGTGGTAACAATTACGCAATTTTAGGATATGCCCTTAACGAAAACTATCAAGCGTACACTCCAAAGCCTTGTTTGCTTTATATGTATGGCGAAAGCGATTCATTACCTCATGACATAAGATTTTACAATGGCGTTAATTACGATAATATAGATTCGTATATGTTATTTGGTCAAGATTTAACCTACCAAAACACGAAATACAGTTTAAACTTTGGAGCAGATAACAGCATAATACACAATGAAACAATAAGCAACGGATTATATGCAACATATTACTTTCCGTATTTATCTAATTTATTCGATTTAAAGCAACGTTTAGTAACGGTTAAGACTGTTTTACCAATTAGCCTATTAACATCGCTTAGATTGAACGATAGACTTATAATTCGTGATAAGAGATACATTATAAACGAAATGAAAAGCAACCTTACAACTGGCGAGGTGAATTTCAGTTTGTATTTAGACTTCCGACCATTGATAGCGCAAGAGCCTATTAACCCAGATTCAAGTGCGCAATGTTTAGATATCAATATTCCTTTTATAAATGGGAGTGCATACGCTACAATTACAAGTTCTTTTTCGGGTGTTACGATTACTCCGAGTACAATTTACCAAAATCAGTTGGTTGAGGTGTGTATTCCTGCAAATCCAAACACAACTTCAAAGATATTAGCCGAAAACACGAATCCAATAATTACAGAAACTGAATTAAATCTAATTACAGAGGAAAGTTCGGTTCAAGTAATTACAGTAGTAGTATCATATTTTAATACAGCAGGAACTTTATTAACGCAAGACATAATTATAGTACAAGAATGATAGCACAGATATTAGAACTTTTAAAAACGGATGACTTTTTTAACGTGAGTGAAATAGTGGATATTGCCAAAGGAAAACACGAATACACTTCCAATTTAAAAAAGATTTATAAACAAGTGAAAAGAAAACACGATGGCAGAAAAAAGAACAATTGAGTTAGAAATTCAAGATAATAGTAAAACCCTTAAACAACAATACAAAGAAGCTGTTATTGAATTACAAAAAGTTGCAGCTGCATACGGTGAAACATCACAACAAGCAGCAGAAGCAGCAAAGAAAGCAGCAGGTTTAAAAGACCGTATCGAAGACACAAACGACGCTATTAAAGCGTTTAAAGGTGAAGGGGCGTTTAATGCTTTAGGAAAGTCAGTTAGTTCGGTTGCAAGTGGTTTTAGTGCTGTAGAGGGCGCAATGGGTTTAGTAGGGGTAGAATCCGAAAAGCTACAAGAAACAATGTTACGTGTTCAAAGTGCAATGGCTTTAGCGCAAGGACTTGAAGGCTTAGAAGATGCTGGACGTGCTTTTAAACAATTGGGTTCGGTTGCTATAAATGCTTTAAAAGGAATTAAAGGAGCTTTAGCAGCAACGGGTATAGGTCTTTTTGTAGTTGCATTAGGCACTGTTGTAGCTTATTGGGATGACATTAAGGAAGCGGTTAGTGGTGTAAGTGATGAACAAACTAAATTAAATGAAAAAACAAGTGCTAATTTAGAGGCATCAGAGGCAAAAGTATCGGCATTAGATAAGCAAGATAATATATTAAAGCTACAAGGCAAAAGCGAAAAGGAAATTTTGCAACTTAAAATAACTGAGCTTGATGCTACAATTAAAATAGCTGAAACAAATTTAGAAAATCAAAAAGCTACAAAGAAAGCACAGGTTGAAGCGGCTAAAAGAAACAGAGATATTTTAGTCGGAATAATTGATTTTATAGCTAAGCCACTTGAAATGCTTTTAAAAGGAGTGGATAAGGTTGCTGAATACTTAGGTCAAGATAGCGGATTGGCAAAATGGTTTGAAGGTGCGAAAACAAGCGCAGCCGAATTAATATTTGACCCCAAAGAGACAGCATCGGAAGGAGACAAAGCAATAAAGGCGGCAGAGGAAAAATTAACTGAATTAAAAAATCAACAAGCAGGTTTTCAACTTTCTATTAAAGAAATAAATAAAACAGAAGCTCAAAAAACAATAGACGCTAATAAAGAAAAAAACGATTTAATAAAAAGCGCAAACGCAGAAGCAGCACGTTTAGCAATTGAACAACAAAACGAACTTAATAAAAGATTAGAAGATATTGCAGAACAAAACTTTCAAAATAGTTTAACAGAACAAGAACGTGAAATTTTATTAGTTAATGACAAATATTTTGAACTTGAAACTTTAGCGGAAGGAAATAAAGACGCACTTGCAGAAATTGAATTGGCTAAAATGAATGAGCTAAACGATATTAATTTAAAATATCAAAACATAGCTTATGAAAATGACAAGGTAGCAAAAGAAAAAAAGGCTGCTTTAGATAAAGAAGCAACAGAAAAAGAAATTGCAGCAGCTAAGGCAGCAGCAGAACAAAAAGCAGCGTTACAACAACAAGGTTTAGACACGGCATTACAAGGCGTTCAATTAATAGCGAGTTTATTTGAAAAGCAAAAAGGAGTTCAAAAAGCAGCAGTAATTGCAGAAAGCGCAATAGGTATTGCAAAAATGATTATTTCAAATAAGTTAGCAAACGCTGGAGCTTTAGCAACTCCTCAAGCAATAGCAACAAGTGGGGCAGCAGCTGCGCCAGTTATAGCAATGAATAATATTTCAACAGGTATTGGAATCGCTGCTAACATTGCAGCAACTGCAAAAGCTTTAAAAACTTTGGGTGGGGGAAGCCCTCCTTCAGCTCAAAACCCAAGTGGTGGAGGCGGTGGTGCTGGTGGTGGTGCTATGGCACCTCAATTTCAAACTATAGGAACAAGTGGCGTAAATCAATTAGCAACATTACAGCAACAGCCAACAAAGGCATATGTAGTGAGTGGTGAAGTTACAAGCGCACAGGCTTTGGATAGAAATAGAGTACAAAACGCAACATTATAAGTTAGATAGTTATGGCAAAGATGGAAATTATAGAACTGCTAATTGATGAGAATAAAATCGAAAGCGGTATCAATGCGGTTTCAGTAGTTGAAAGTCCTGCAATCGAAGAGAATTTTGTAGCCTTAAAAAAACACGAAGTAGAACTTAAAGAAGTTGACGGTGAAAAACGTATCTTAATGGGCGCAGCTTTAGTTCCTAATAAACAGATTTACCGTAAAAACGGAGACAAAGAGTTCTATATTTATTTTAGTGAGGAAACAGTACGCAAAGCATCTGAGTTATTCTTAATGAGAGCCAACCAAAACAACGCAACGTTAGAACATGAAAAGAAAATGTTAGACGGTATGAGTGTTGTTGAAAGCTGGATTATTGAAGATGAGAAACAAGACAAGTCAGCAAAATACGGATTCAATTTACCGAAAGGAACTTGGATGATTTCAATGAAAGTAAATAACGATGAGATTTGGAACAAGGTAAAAGCTGGTGAAGTAAAAGGATTCAGCATTGAGGGTTACTTTGTAGACAAATATGAAATGAGTTTACAAGAAACCGAAGATGATAGGTTAATAAAAGCTATTCGTGATTTAATACTAAAAGACGAAAACTACAATTTAGAAACTTACAACGACTATCCAAAAGAGGCAAGCGAAAACGCTAAGATAGCTTTACGTTATGCTGAAGAAAACGGATGGGGTGATTGTGGTACGCCTGTAGGAAAAGCACGAGCAAACCAATTAGCAAACGGTGAAAATATAAGCGAAGATACAATTTCACGAATGGCAAGTTTTGAGCGACATAGACAAAGTTCACAAAAGGAATTAGGTGACGGTTGCGGTCGTTTAATGTGGCTTGCATGGGGTGGTGACGCTGGAGTTGAATGGGCTCAGAGAAAGTTAGAACAAATCAGAAACAAATAACATGGCAGAAAAAACACTAAGTAAAGTTAGCCCACGAGGTGGCAAAAGGGGTTGTTTATGTAAAGACGGAAAATACTCTAAGGAATGTTGCGACGGAAGTTTACAAGCGCAAGGGATAGGCAAAACAGCCAGTGTAACGCCACAAAACGTAACGATTACAGAAATAGACGGAGTACGCACGATAGTACGACAAAACGGATAAAAAAGGAACAAGTATAAATTCAAAAGTTAATAAGTTAAACGTTATAAAAATGAACACACAAAAAGCAGTTTACGAAAAACTATTTTCTAATCAAGTGGAATTGGAAAAACACGAAGTTGAATTAGCAATGTTTAAGTCAGTTCAAGAAATTGAAAAACAATACGCTGATTTATTAGCTAAATCAAATGAAGCTTCAAGATATGTAAAAGCTATAAATGATGCTAAAATGGGTTTAAATAATTTAGGAAAATCATTAAATGTACTTTCCGAAGCTTTTATTAAAGATGCGAACAGCACAATTACCGAAGCAAAAGCATTGGGATTACAAGCTCCAGCATCTGTTACTAATTTACCGGGATTTGCAAAAGGAATAAAAACAAAAGCTGCTAATTTATTTAAGTTGGCAAATGCTATTGACGCTAACATTAAAAACCTTTAAATAAATAAAAATGAAAAATAGCTTAATAAACCAAATCAAAACTTTACTCGGAATGGAAGTAAAACTTGAGCAAATGAAATTAATGGATGGTGTAACAGTTTTAGAAGCTGACTCATTCGAAGCAGGTAACGAAGTATTTATCGTAACGGAAGATGAACAAAAAATACCTTTGCCAATAGGTGAATATGAGTTCGAAGATGGACGTATGTTAATAGTAGTAGAAGAGGGTGTTATTTCCGAAGTTAAAGAAAAAGAAGAAGAAATTGAAGAGCCTGAAGCTGAGGTAGAAGTTGAAACCGAGAAAAAGGAAGAAATGGAAACTTCAAAACCAACTGCTAAGAAAACTATCGAATCAGTAGTTAAAGAAACTTTCTTTAGTGAAATAGAAAAACTAAAAGAAGAAAACGAAACTTTAAAAGCTGAACTAAGCAAATTAAAAGAGGTTAAAGAAACGGAAGTTGAGTTAGCTATCGAAGAAGAAGTTAAACCAATTTCTTTTAATCCTGAAAACGAGAACAAAGTAGAGGTTATTAAAATAGCTTCAAAAAGACCTCGCACAATTATGGATTCAGTAATGAACAAAATAAATAAGTAATAATTTAAAAAACAAAAAAAATGAGTACAACATTCACAAGCATTTCGAATGATTCTTTACGTCAAGTAGGCGTAGTTGAAACATTGACAGGTGCAACAACTTTAACTGCTGAAGATAGCGGTAAAGTATTTATTCTTAACGCTGCTGCAGGTGCGCAAATATCACTTCCTGCTGTTGCTGACGGAGCTGGTCAATCTTATAAGTTTGTAGTTGGTGCATTATTTGCAACTACTGCATGGACTATTAAAGCGGCTTCAAACAAAATCCAAGGTGGTGTTATCGTAAACAGCGTTAACGTACCGGGAGCAGACGAAAACACGATTACATTTTCAGCTTCAGCTGACACAATCGGTGACTTCGTAGAATTACATGGTGACGGTTCTAACTGGTATGTTTTCGGATTGGGAACTGCTGCTGGAGCAATTACATTAACAGTAGTATAAATAATTTAAAAAATTAAAATAAAATGAGTACAACACAATCAATTACAACTACTTACGCTGGCGAGTTCGCAGGTAAGTATATTGCAGCTGCTTTATTGTCAGCTCCAACTTTAGAAAAAGGCGGTATTACTATCATGCCTAACGTTAAATACAAACAAGTTATCAAAAGAGTAGCTACTGATGACATCATCAAAAATGCAACTTGTGATTTTGATCCAACTTCTACTGTAACTTTAACAGAGCGAGTTCTTCAACCTGAATCATTCCAAGTTAACCTACAATTATGTAAGGCTGACTTTAGAGCTGACTGGGATGCTATCCAAATGGGTTACTCTGCATTCGATGTATTGCCTAAGTCTTTCGCTGATTTCTTAATTGCACACGCTGCTGAGAAAGTTGCTGCTGGAATGGAGACTTCAATTTGGAGAGGTGTTAACGCAACAGCTGGACAATTTGCTGGAATCATGACACAATTAACTACTGACGCTGCTTTACCTGCTGCTCAAGAAATTGCGGGTACTACTGTTGATGCTACAAACGTTATTGCACAATTAGGTTCTATCGTTGACGCTTTACCTGCTGCATTGTACGGAAAAGAGGATTTAGTTCTTTATGTTTCTAACAACATTTATAGAGCTTACGTTCGTGCGTTGGGTGGTTTTGCTGCTGCTGGTGTAGGTGCTAACGGTTACGATAACAAAGGAACAAACCAAGTATTGAATGACTTGTATTTTGACGGTGTTAAAATATTCTTAGCTAACGGACTTGCTTCAAACACTGCACTTCTTTCTCAAACTTCAAACTTGTATTTTGCAACTGGTTTGATGAATGATATGAACGAAGTTAAGGTTATTGATATGGGTGACATCGACGGTTCTCAAAACGTACGAGTAGTTATGCGATTTACTGCTGACGCTAAATACGGTTTTGCTTCCGACTTGGTTACTTACGGAATCGTAAATTCAGCTAACTAATCAAACTAAACTATAAGCGAGGGTGGTGAAATATACGCCACCCTTTTTTGTTTAACATTAAAAAAATAATAAAATGAGCTGCGATATAGCAAACGGAAGATTAGAAGCGTGCAAGGATGCAATTTCAGGACTTCTAAATATTTACTTTATTAACTACGGTGCTTTAAATTTAGAGGACGTTGTTTATAAAGATACTGGGGCAAATTCAGATGTAATTGATTCATGGCCAGCAGATGCCCGTGTATCTCTTTACAAGTACGAATTAAAAGGCGCAAATGGTTTTGAACAAACTATTCAAACGTCAAGAGACAACGGAACAACGTTTTTTGAGCAGGTTTTGACTGTACAATTAAAAAAACAGGACATTGCTACACATAAGAATGTTAAATTGTTGGCTTACGGACGACCAAGAATCGTTGTTGAAACAAGAGACCACCAATATTTTATGGCTGGTTTAGACCAAGGCTGTGACGTTACTGCTGGAACTGTATCTTCAGGAACTGCAATGGGTGACTTCAACGGATATAACTTAACATTCACAGGAATGGAAAGAATACCTGCTAATTTCTTGGATTGCACAAACGAAACTGAATTATCTGAAATCTTTACTGATGGGGTTAATGATGCTTTAATTGTAAGTAATTAAGATTGCCTTTCCATAAATAGGTTTAAGACCCTGCCTTTTTAGGTGGGGTTTTTTATTTAAGAAACAATTTGAAGTGTTTTAAGTTAATAAAGTATGATAGTTTTAACTACTTCAACAAATGCGCAAACATTCGCTTTAATTCCGCGAAATGGAGACTTCGATACTGTTGAAATAACGGACGACCAAACCAATGAAACAACGGTTGTTGAAGAGTGGGAATTTACGGCAGGAGATTATTATTCTACAATGGAGGTTGAGGTTGAATTAGTTGAAAATCATTTTTACAATTTAGTACTAAAAGACGGAACAAACATCGTTTACCGTGATAGGATATTTTGCACCGATCAACCGATAGTTACTTTCTCGGTTAACAACGGGCAATATACTTCAAATACAACTGCAAATACTTTTATAGTTTATGAGTGATAACATACATATTATTAATTTAAGTTCATACCAAACGCCAGTAATTCAAGAATCAAAAAGAGATAATTGGGTTGAGTTCGGGGAGGACAATAATTACTTTCAATACTTAATTGACAGATACACGTATTCTACGACAAATAACGCAATAATAAACAATATAAGTAGATTGGTTTATGGACGTGGTTTAAGTGCGTTAGATGCAAGTAAAAAGCCAAATGAGTACGCTCAAATGATGGCTTTATTACATCCTGATTGCGTTCGTAAGTTAGTAGTCGATAGAAAGATGTTAGGGCAGTGCTCTATTCAAGTTCATTATTCAAAAGACCGTAAAAGAATTTTAAAGGCTTACCATATGCCTGTTAATTTATTACGTGCTGAAAAGTGTAATAAAGACGGCGAAGTGGAAGGTTATTACTATTCAGATAATTGGCAAGATGTTAAAAAGTACGCACCTAAAAGAATACCTGCTTACGGATATTCAAACGAACAAATAGAAATACTTTACGTAAAGCCTTACACGGTTGGAATGAAGTATTACGCATACCCTGATTATCAAGGTGCGGTTCCTTATGCTAAACTTGAGGAAGAAATAGCAGACTATTTAATAAATGAAGTTCAACATGGATTCAGCGGTACAAAGGTTATAAACTTCAACAATGGTATTCCTACTGAAGAGCAACAAAGTATCATTACAAACAAAGTAAACGCACAATTAACGGGTTCTAAAGGACTACGAACTATTGTAGCATTTAATGCAAGTGAAACAAGCAAAACAACCGTAGATGATATTCCATTAAACGACGCACCTGAACACTATTCGTATTTAAGTGAGGAGTGTTTACGTAAGATTATGTTAGGTCATAACGTAACAAGTCCGCTTTTATTTGGTATTGCAACGTCAACGGGTTTTAGTTCGAATGCTGATGAACTTAAAAATTCAAGTATTTTGTTTGACAACATGGTTATTAAACCTATGCAAGATGAATTACTTGAAGCTTTTGATAGGATATTGGCTTACAATGGAATTTCGTTAAAGTTATTCTTTAAGACTTTACAGCCTTTGGAGTTTATGGACTTAGAAAACGCCCAAACAGAAGAGCAGGTAGCTGAAGAAACAGGAACTGAATTAAGTTCACAAAGTGATAAAATTGCTCAAGCGTTAATTGATTTAGGTGAGGATGAAAATCCTGACTGGATATTAATAGATGAACACGAAGTTGACTACGATACAGATGACAAAGACAACGAGATATTAAGCAAAGAGCCTAAACAAAGTTTATTATCTAAGGTTGTTAATTTAGTTTCAACTGGAGATCCGAGACCTAATTTGCGAAGTGGACAAGATGCGGTTATTGATGGCGTTAAATTTTTAACTCGGTATGTTTACACTGGAGAAAGAAAAGAAAATGGACGTGAATTTTGCAAATCCATGATGAGGGCAAATAAACTTTATCGAAAAGAGGACATTATAAAAATGGGAAGTCAGCCAGTTAATGCTGGTTTTGGAATTGATGGAGCTTCGACATATTCAGTATGGTTGTATAAAGGTGGTCCTAATTGTTATCATCGCTGGAATAAAAGAGTTTATGCAACGTTTGAGGGTCAAGCTATTGATGTAAACACAGCTAAACAAATTGCTGGGCGTAAAGCAGAGAAATTAGGTTATGTAGTTAAAAATCCAAGTTTGGTAAGTCAAAGAATGATTGACCGAGAGGACAGAGGATATTATAGAAAATAAGATGGCAGAAGCATTACTTATAACAAGAGATGACATCGTGAAGTTTACAGCCATGAATGGCAACGTAGACACGGATAACTTTATTCAATGGATTAAGGTCGCTCAAGATATTCACATTCAAACATACTTAGGCACTAAGTTATTAGACAAAATAAAAGATGATATTGTAAACGATGATTTAGGTGGTAATTATTTAACGCTTGTAACGACTTATATAAAGCCTATGCTGATACATTGGGCAATGGTTGAGTATTTACCCTTTGCGGCTTATACAATCGCTAATAAAGGCGTATTTAAACACAATTCGGAGAACGCTACAAACGTAGAAAAAGACGAAATTGATTTCTTAATAGAAAAAGAGCGTTCAATAGCACAGCATTACACGGAAAGGTTTATTGATTACATGAGTTTTAACCAAGACTTATTTCCTGAATATAACTTAAATTCAAATGGGGATATGTACCCGGACACACAAAACAATTATTTTGGATGGTTCATTTAAAGAAATACAAGCCTAAGGCTGAAAACATTAAAAAATTACAAATTTATTTAAACAAAATAAATGGCGGACGTAAAGATAAGTCAACTAACAGCGAAAGCGGCAAAGGTTGAAAGCACAGATAGAATTCCAATAGCAGATTATAACGGCACTACTTACGATACTAAGTATGTAACTGGAGCTGAAATTAACGAAGTTAGCTTAGATACTTCACCACAATTAGGTGGTAACTTAGATGTAAATGGATTTCAAATTACGAGTGCTTCAAATGGAAATATTCAAATAAGACCTAACGGAACTGGTGCTGTTTTAATTGGCGATTCAAGTGGTTCAAATGCAGCTCCTTTAAGGTTTATGGAATTGTCAGATAACGGCACTAATTATGTAGGCTTAAGAGCTGCTAATAATTTAACTGGCAACACTACTTATACGTTGCCAACAGCAGATGGAACAAGTGGACAAGTATTACAAACAAATGGAAGTGGTACATTAAGCTGGACTGCAAGAACTGGTTATACTTATGAAATAGGACAATATGTATCTTCTGAGGGTGGAGTTGTTTTTCATAGATATATTGATAATGGTGTTCAATATTATTTAGTTGTTGACACAACTGATTTAAGTACAAGTCAAACATGGAGCAATATAACTGGAACAGCAATAGGCGCAACAGCTCAAAGTACTTGGGATGGATTAAGTAATTCAAATGCTATTGTTGGACAATCAGGATTTACAGCTGGTTCAGCTAAGTTGTGTTTAGATTCAACAAACAATAGCAAATCAGATTGGTATTTACCTGCTTTTGATGAATTAAATTTACTATGGCAAAGTAGATTTAATGTAAATAAAACATTATCTGGAAATTCCTCTTTTGGTTCAATTAGTGGAGCTACTGAAATATTAGCTAATTCTTATTGGAGTAGCACTGAATATAATAGTACATCGGCTAATGTTTTTAGTTTTACGGAAGGTGGTTTAGCTGGCACGCTTGCTAAAAACACTAATGGATATCATACACGTGCAGTAAGAAAATTTAGCATATAGGACAAAACACGAATCAATAAGTTAAATAAGTATGGCAAATAGTAACGGTTGGGGTGATGGTTCAGCAAACAACGCAATAGGTTGGGGGCAAGGTGCAAACAACGCTATTGGTTGGGGTGACATACACGCTGATAGTTGGGCGGGTTTAACGGATATTGTAGGAATTACAACGCCACCCGTTGACCCCGATGCTGAAGCATTTATAACAGCGGCTGCAATAACAGACCCAACACAACAAAGTGCTATTAATCAATTAGTAGTTGACTTGAAAGGATATTCTATTTGGAGTAAAATGAAGGCTTTGTATCCATTTGTAGGTTCTACGGCTTCCCAGCATAAATGGAATCTTAAAGACCCACGCGATTTGGATGCTGCATTTAGATTGGTGTTTTCAGGAGGTGGTGCTTGGACTGTGAATGGGTATACTCCAAATGGAACAAATGGTTATGCAAACACATTTTTAACCCCTTCAACAACACTTAGTGCTACAAATGTTCATATATCAACCTATATTAGAACAGCCTCACAAGGTGTTTTAATGGGAACTGATAATTCATTTAGATTATGGATAGCATCAAACTTTAATGGAACAAATAAATACTTTGAATTAAATTCATTGAATGCTACGGCAAGAACTCCAATATCTAATAGTTTAGGGCTTTGGGCTGGAAATAAAACTCCTTCAGATAGTTTTTCAAATCAACTTTGGTTAAATGGTGTTTTAAATGATAGTTTTTCAAAAGTTTATGATGGATTAGATACTTTACCAATTGTTATTGGAGGTAGAAGA